TCGATGAAGAAAGTCAGCAAATTCTAAAGTTATTTAATCAAGGATTATCAGATGCAGATATAGGTAACGAGCTACACCTTAAAAGGTCGACAGTTCAATACAAAAGAAAAGTCTTAATTGAGGACTTAAAAAATAAATTAAAAAACTTTTTGTGATTCTTTGGCAGGCATAAAACAAATCTCCCATTTGACCTTTAGAAGGGCAAGAAAGCTCTTCAAATAATCAAAAGGAGGAACTTGAAATGGAAGTTCAAAATCAAGCAGCTAGGGATAAACCTTCTGTTAGTAGAGTTGAGTTATTTGATTCATTGATGTCAATCAGCTCTATGACAAAAGCCTTAGCAAAAAAAGTTCTCTGTTCATCAGGAGACAAATCTAAAGAAGGAGGAAAAAACGATGCCAACAAAGACACACAGTGTACTAGCACCAAGTAGTAAAGAATGGATCTATTGCGGTTTATCAGCCAAGTTTCTAGCAAACAAAGATGAAGAAACTAATGATGCCAGTGAGTTTGGCTCAGAATGTCATGAATTAGCTGAAGCCTACATCAAACAAAGCTTAAATCTTATTGATTATGACTTAGATGAAAAAGTCTCAATCGATGAATTAAAAGCAAGCTTCAAACACTACGGTGACGAAATGGAAAAGCTCGCTACAGGGTATGCAAATTATGTAGTTTCAACAGCAGATTATGAAGAAAAGCGAACAGGCACAAAACCTATCGTATTTGTAGAGCAACTACTCGAAATGGACTATGCACCAGATACACATGGTACTGCTGACACAATTCTAATCTCTGGAGACACTTTAACCATTGTCGATAACAAGACAGGCTTTATTAAAGTCACAGTTAAAGATTATGAAACGGGTGCTCTAAACAGCCAACTTGCGATCTATGGTTTATACGCATACAAGTGCTTCAAAGATATTTATCCGATTAAAAAAATCAGACTAGTTATCTATCAAGAAAGAATTGGGAATGTCGATGAAATCAATCTTGATTTAGAAGATTTACTTGAGTGGGAAGTATCGGTACTTAGACCAGCAGCTAAAGAAGCACAAAAAGATGATCCTATCGCAGTTTCAGGTAGTCACTGCAAGTATTGTCCTGGAAGAAATGTCTGCAAAAAGAGATCAGAAGATGCATTAAAAATTGCTGATGAAATCAAAAAGCCTGAATTAATGACTGATTCAGAAATTGAGGAGATTCTTCCAAAGCTAGATGTAATTATCTCTTACGCAGAAGATATCAAGGCATATTGCTTAAAGAAGGCCATTGAAAGCAACAAGAAGTGGAAAGGCTACAAACTAGTCGAATCAACTACAAAACGTAAAATTTCTGATGAAACAGCAGTAATAAGAATCCTTACAGCTCTTGGTTATGATCCATATGCACCAAAGAAAATTATGTCTATTAGTGACCTGCAAAAGCTTGTAGGTAAGACACAGTTCAACGAACTAGTCGGTAGTTATGTGGTTAAGCCAAAAGGACAAGCAGTACTAGCTCCTGAATCTGACGCTAGAGAAGAAATTTTTATTAATAAGGAGATTGAATAAATCATGTTAAACATCATAAAAGGTGTTGAACGCACACCAATTAAATGCGTTATCTATGGTGCTGAAGGTGTAGGAAAAACCTCTCTTGCAGCTAAAATGCCTGATCCACTATTCATCGATACCGAAGGTGGTACAGCAAGACTTAATGTCAGACGTGTCAAGGTTTCTAGTTGGGATGAACTAGTTTCAGTAGTTAAAGAAGTTATTTCTACACCTACAATTTGCAAAACACTAGTTGTGGATACAGTAGATTGGGCTGAAGCACTTTGTACAGATTATATCTGCAGTAAATATAGACAAGCCTCAATCGAGTCATTTGGATTTGGTAAAGGATATACATATTTGGGTGAGGAATTTGGAGAGTTCTTAAAGCTATTAACTAAGCTCGTAGAAGTTGGAATTAATCCTGTTGTAATAGCTCATGGGAAGCCTAGAAAATATGAGCTTCCTGAAGAACAAGGTCAATTTGATCGTTGGGAAATGAAATTATCTAAACAATGTGCACCTTTACTTAAAGAGTGGTGTGATATCTTGCTTTTCTGCAATTACAAAACCTTCGTGGTTACTACAGAGAACAATAGCAAAAAGGCTCAAGGTGGTAAACGTGTAATGTACACAAATCATCATCCAACCTTTGATGCTAAGAACAGATTCAATTTACCTGAGGAACTGGATCTTAATTATAAGGGCATTGAACATTTATTTGCAGATAGTGTTAAAGAAGCCAAAAAGGAAGTAACACCTGAAATTAAAGCAAGTGCAATCGTCACTAAACTGAAGGAACTTATCAAAGACAACGGCATAGCTGAGGAAGATATCGAAAAGATTGTTGTCGCTAAAGGACACTATCAAGAAGGATCTCATATCGCAGACTACGATGAAAATTTTATCACTCGTTGGATAATTCCAAATTTTAATAAAATCGTTGAAACAATTAACAAAAATAATGGAGGAAAAATTAATGAATAACATTAATAATAATGAAAATATGGTGATGGACTGGAATGATTCCATCGAGAATGACGGTCAGGAATTTGTATTACTTCCTGAAGGCGATTATAACTTTGTAGTTACTAATTTTGAACGTGGTAGATTTCCTGGTGGACCAAAGATTCCAGCATGTAACAAGGCTGCTATTACAGTTCAAATTAATACGAAAGAAGGCATATCTGTAGTTAAGTTTGACTTATTCCTTTATAGAAGTGTTGAATGGCGTATTTCTGCATTCTTCCGTTGCATCGGTCAAAAGAAGTCTGGCGAGAAGCTTGTGATGAACTGGAATAATGTCATTGGCTCAAAAGGACGTGCTCATTTCAAACAAAGAACTTATACAAATAGCTACGGCGAAGATAAGACCATTAATGATCTTACTAACTTTATTGATTATAAACCTGAGTTCTTTACTCAAGAAATCAATTCACATTTGATAGAAGTCAGCAATGACGACCTTCCATTTTAATTAGGGAGGTCTTGATATGGTAGAACTTAGACCATACCAAGTAAATGCTATTAAAGCTGTATCAGATGAATTCCAAAAGGGACACAAACATACATTGCTTGTGCTCCCTACTGGTACAGGTAAAACGATAGTATTTGCGAAGGTAGTAGAACTAAATGTAAATGGTGGTAAAAGAGCTTTAATCTTAGCTCATAGAAGCGAACTACTCGACCAAGCAAGCGATAAATTAAAACTTGCTAGTGGCCTTGATACAGCACTTGAGAAGGCAGAATCTACATCAATTGGTAGTTTTGAGCCTGTAACAGTTGCTTCAGTTCAAACTTTATCACAAGAAAAAAGACTTAATAAATTCCCTAGAGATTACTTTGATTTAATCGTTGTAGACGAAGCTCATCACTGCATGAGTGAAACTTATCAAAGAATCCTTAATTACTTTAACACAGCAAAAGTGCTAGGAGTTACAGCTACACCAGACAGAGCAGATCAAAAGAATCTCGGACACTTCTTTGATTCAAAAGCCTATGAATACACATTAAATCAAGCGGTTAGAGAAGGCTTCTTATGCCCTGTAAAGGCACAAATGATACCTCTTGAACTTAATATTAACAATGTTGGACTTTCAAATGGTGACTATGCGGTAGGTGAAATCGGCTCTGCACTTGAACCATACTTAAATCAAGTAACACTTGAAATGCTTAATTATTGTAAAGGTCGTAAAACCGTAGTGTTTTTGCCTTTAATAAAGACTAGTCAAAAGTTCTGTGAGCTTCTTAACATTCATGGATTTAAAGCGGCAGAAATCAATGGTAATTCAAAAGACAGAGATCAAGTGTTAAAAGATTTTGAAAATGGTGAGTATGACGTTCTATGTAACTCTATGCTTTTAACAGAAGGTTGGGACTGCCCATCTGTAGATTGTATTATCGTTCTTCGACCAACAAAGATTCGTTCTTTATATCAACAAATGGTAGGTCGTGGTATGAGGCTTGCTCCAAATAAGAGTGAGCTATTACTTTTAGATTTCTTATGGATGACAGAACGTCATGACCTTTGTAGACCTTCCGCTTTAATTTCAAAGGATGAAGAAATCGCCAAACGAATCGATAAGAAGATGATGGACAGAGAAGCAGGTATAGACCTAATCTCTGCTGAAGATGAAGCTGAAAAAGATGTTATTCAAGAACGTGAAGAAGCTCTTGCACGTGAACTAGCAGCAATGAAAAAGAAACAAAGAAAACTTGTTGATCCTATTCAATATGCATTCTCAATTGCAGCAGAGGACCTTGCTAACTACGAACCTACATTTGCATGGGA